AAACAGATTGTTTTTACCATTCACATTTTTAAGTTTTGAATTAACTGAGTTAATCCTATCCCTCACAAGAGGTGCTGTATTTCTACATTTTACATCAAATCCTGCATTTTTCAATATACTTATGTCAGTAAATCCACCTGCAGATGTTTTTCTTTGTCTAGCACTAGGGTCTGGGTAAACTATTATCTGTTTATTTTGGTATCTATTCCTTATTTCTTCACACATTTCTTGAGTATTTGAAGAATATATTTGTATTTCATCAACAACAATAATTATTTCTCTATCAATATAACAAACAACAGCAGTCATTGGGTCTACGTTAAAATCTAAACCAATATGTAAAACTGGGTATTCTCTATCAAACTTCTCTATAATATTTTTCTGTCTATTAAAATTGTAATATATCATACCAGAATAATTTACAAAAGTTGCTTCATATTCTTGCTGAAACGTTCTGATATCTAAGTCTTGTTTTGCTTGCTCTACTTCTTCATCACTAACTTGACCACCTTCTAAAGTTGTATATTTAAAAGATGCCCATTCTTTATTTGTTTCTCCTTGTTTAAATAATTCATATGACCAATTACCAAAACCTCTAGGACTTCCACAAAACAAAGCATGACCACCTGTATCAGAAAGTGTAGGTCTTAATACTTCATACCAAGCTTCTTTGTGAATATCCGCAAATTCGTCTAATACTATAAAATTTAACCCAACACCTCTAAGTGATTGTTCATTATCTGCACCTCTCAAGGTTATTCTTGAGTTATTTTTTAAAGTTATGGTTAAATCACTATTATTAATATTTTTAACCCATTTATGGTCTATTAATCGTTCTTTAAGTTCGTTCCAACATATTTGTTTAGCTTGTCTATAAGTAGGTGCAACATACCAAACTTTTTGATTTGATTTACTGGCAAATTTAGCTAATTCATTAATAGCCAAAAATGTTTTTCCAAATCTTCTACCAGTTATGAGAACTCTAAAACGAGATTCATCATTTATAACTTGTGATTGTGGTTCGGTTAATGGCATTAACTAGTCCAAGGCAATGGTTCTTCTAATTGAGTTTCCTCTATTCTATCTTGTTGTCCTAGCATATTCTTACCTAAAAATATAAGCATACTAACATTACCATTTTCGCAAGCTCTCCATTGAAGCTGTCTTAATCTCATTTTTTGCTGTGCTCTACCTTTTGTCAGAAATTCCGAATAACTCTTTTCTAAAAGGTCTGCTGAGCAACCAAAAAAGTCAGCCATTTCTTTATTTGTACATCCTAATGTTGCTAATTTTTGTAATTGAACTGTGTCTATTTGATATTTCTTTGGTCTTGCCATATTCCTCATTTCCCTTTGAGTAAAGTATTTTTAGTTTTTTATGGTCTTTAGTTTTAATCCATATTCATTAACACCTTTTTTCTTAACATAATCATCACGAAATATAAGTTTGTTTTCTTTTTTAAATTTATTGTAATTTACATAATGATGATGTCTACCATATCGCCATACAAGTTTTGTAACATCTGGGTGCAATTTCATTTGCATATTAGATTTAGGGATTGTTCCCTCTTTTGCATAAAATTCGTCTGTATTGCCACCTTTTAAAGTTTGAGTATTAGCTTTTTCCTGTAAAAATACATTAAATTGAACTGTACACCACCCTTTTTTTAAAATTCTTAACGATAAATCTGTATCTTCATTATATCTACCCCTCCATCTATCTGGTAAAGGCAAATCATTTCTTATTAAATTACAAGAGTAAATTCTAGTATTGACTGTAAAAGGTGTATATTGATGTCCCCATTTATCTATAACAAAAAATGTATAATTTGGTCCCGCCATTCCTATATTTTTATATCTTAATACAAAATCTTCCATAACTTTAAATGGTGTGGCATCTGTACATTTGACTTCAATGTTATTTTGCCATCTTCTAAAACATTTTATATTATCGTCCATAACCCAATGCCATTTGTAACCTCTATCTATAGAATGTTGCCAAATAAAATTTCTAGCGGGTCCAGGTCCTTTTGATTTTTTATCGCCTAAATCGTCGCAGGTATCGTAATCTTTCTGGTAGGTCTTATCTAATACAACTATTTTTTTCTTATCTATAACATTCGCATAATCTGAGTATTCTTGTTCTTCTACAACAATGCTATATGAAACACCCATTTGCTCTAGTGCTTTTGCTGTTAACCTTGAATCTGCTCTGCCTTTTGATGGAATATAAATAGGAAATTGATTATTTTTCATAATATTTATCTTTGATTACATTTTTTTCTATAAAAGGAAACCAAATATATTTTGTTTTTTCTGTATAATCTTGTTTAATTAATTGAAAGAATTTATCTACTGCATCTTGATTTACAAAATTAACTGTTAAAGACCTAAATGGTGACTGGTCTGAATGTTCAAAACTAGGCATATCTTGCCAATGTTCTTCAGTATCAAGCCAATTCCTTGAATTATGGTCAGATTGAAATATTATTGTTTCTAATTCTTGCTCCTCAAAACCTAACTCATCTATATTAAAATTTATTTCTTTTAGAGCATCTATTTCAAGTTTTAATAAATCATAGTCCCAACCTGCATCTTCTGATATTCGATTATCTGCTATACGATATGCTTTTGCTTTTGCTTCAGATAAATGAGCGATTAAAACTGGTACTTTTTTTAAACCTAATTTCTGTGCACCTAAAAGTCTTGTATGCCCAACAATAACAACCATTTTTTTATCAACGACAATAGGCTGTTGAAAACCATATTCATTAATGGAACTTGCAACTTTATCAATATCTTGGTTTTTTCTTGGGTTATTATGATAAGGTATTAACTTATCTATTTCTATTTCTTGAATATTCATAAATTCCCCTGTAATTATAATTAGGATTTTCAGCAGTTACACCAGATGGTGTCGGTCTATAATCACTTGAACTATTTTGTGCCCTTTGATAAAAATCAGTATAAGGTTCATAATGCACTTTTCCTATTCTATCAAGTTCAGCAAGCTCTTCTGAAACATCTTCAAATCTTGCATTTTCTTCTCTGCTTAAAGCTTTTGTTTCTTTATGGAGCAACTTTAATTCTGTGTAATTATCTCTTATTTTATTGTATTTCATTTCAATCTCCAAATAATTGATATTGCTCTTTGTCATCTATTATTAAATCTTTATTATTACTATTAATTAATTTATAAATATCATTTTCTGTAAGTTCATTTTTTCTTAATTTTGCAAATAAGTTAATATCTTTTTCTTTTAATTTAGACATCAAATTTTCATAAATATTATCCATTTGTTTTTGCTGTTCAAATGTTAATCCATTATCTAGCATTTATTTTTCTAGCCTTTTTTAACATTTCAAAACATTCATGCCTTTTAAAATTATACCTATTTATCAAGTATTTATGCAACTTTTTAATGTTTGTTTTTGACTTTATGCAAAGCTGATAGCCATAATAGAACCTTTGTATATCTCTTTTAACATAAGCATCGCCTATACATTGAAAAACAGTATTATACCCTTTAATTAAGCTCATTGTTGTCATTTTTAACCTCACTTTTAGGATACATTCTGTCATGCAATTCTTTTCTTATATCCTCTAAATCGTAAATAGCATCAATTAAACAATCCATTTGCATAGTATCTGGCAATTCATGATAGTCTTTTGTTAATCTTGGCTTTGCTTCACCAGTATTACAATTATAAACAATTCGTATAATTTGCATTTTTACCCCCTAAAATCTAAATATTCTATTGCCTGTTGTTTTGTAAATTGCCCCTCGCCAATAGCTCTTTCAACATCACTTGAATATCTTTGAGCATATCCTTTAATAAATGATGTTCCTTTTTTAGCATCCACAGCATCTTTAAACATTTTTAACCTCATAACATATGGGTCAGCAGGGTTATTATCTTGTTTCTTGGGTTGTTCATCTAAATACTTTTTAGCCGATAACCAGAAAGCAGGCTGTTTGGCAAATTGTTTGTCTTCAATAGAATTATAATAAGTTTTATACATATCTGCTAGTTTTTCTGGGTTTTCTAACCATTCTTTTTCTATTTTTAAATAGTTCTTTTCCGCTATTCCTTTACTAACTTTATTGGGTATCTTTTCCCAAAATTTATTAAAATATGAGGTATTATTTATCTTGGTTTTGGTAGTGGTAGGGGTAGGGGTAGGGGTAGGGGGGTTTTGGCTAGGTTTTTTTGGTCTTCCTCCTAACTTGCCATTTACCTTAGAAGCCTCTATTCTTCCTGTAATATATAGATATTCTTGTAGCTGTCTTTCGTTCTGATAATGCGAACCAATTAAAACAAAAAACTGCTCTAATATGTTTTTACAGCCTTCTTTTTCACTATCTGTTATGCAATTACCAATTCTGTAATAAGTATTTTCGTTATTTAATATCCCAGAACATCTTTTATTCCAGTTCCAACAAAGTAGGCGAATATATATCCCTATTTCTTCGTTAGAGAGGTGTTGAGTACCCGCAATAAAATCTTCTGTAAAAAGATACCATGCTTTTAATTTCTCTTTTGGCTTTGAATTTTTTTCTATGAACATAATTATCTCCAATCTAATTATTTTTAATATATATAAATTAACCTAAAAT